ATGGCACACCCAGCAAGTAGATCAGACTTAATAAATTACTGCAAAAGGCAGCTGGGTGCACCAGTGCTTGAAATTAATGTTGCCGATGAGCAAATAGACGACTTAGTTGATGATGCTTTGCAATATTTCCATGAAAGACATTATGATGGTGTTGTTCAGACATATTTAAAATATAAAATAACCCAGGAAGATATTGATAGAGGTCTTGGTAGAGGAGGTAATAATCCTATAGGTATTGTCACTACAACTGCTTCTAGCACAATTGATGGTTCATCTGTATCATTTAATTTTGAAGAGAACAGCAACTATCTTCAAATTCCTCCAGCAGTTATCGGTATAACTAAAATTTTTAGATTTGATGGTGCTAACACTGCAACCAGCAACATGTTCAGTGTTAAGTATCAGTTGTTTTTAAATGATATGTATTATTTCGGTTCAACCGAAATTTTGACATATGCAATGACAAAAAGATACTTAGAAGATTTAGATTTCACACTTACAACTGAGAAACAAATTAGATTTAATCAAAGACAAGATAGACTATATTTGGATATTGATTGGGAAAGTGTCGTTGTAGATGATTATTTGGTTATTGATTGCTATAGACTCATAGATCCAAATGATTTTCCAAGAGTATATAATGACTACTTTGTTAAGAAGTATCTCACTGCCCTTATAAAACGTCAGTGGGGACAGAACTTAATTAAGTTTAATGGAGTAAAACTCCCTGGTGGAGTGGAGTTAAATGGTCGTCAATTATATGATGATGCAGAAAAAGAGTTAGAAATTATTAGGGAGCAAATGTCCAACACTTATGAAATTCCTCCCCTTGATATGATAGGTTGATATCATGGTATTAAATCCTTTTTTTCAACAAGGTTCTCGTGGTGAACAAAATCTTGTTCAAGACTTAATTAATGAGCAATTAAAAATATATGGTAT